CACGAACCTGTGTCTCATAAAGATCGGCACGAGGAGCTTTTCTAATTTCAGTCTCCATTTGTTCAATATGCTTGGCTTCAATGATACCGTTGTTCCAAACCCATTCGACACCTTCCATAACTCCATTAACAAATGCGCTAGGTGCGGATGGATCTTGAACAATATCGACAGCATTCAACATAAAGTCGGGCTGTACAATCATTGCGTTATCACCTCTACTCAAACTTCCCATACCACGAGTCGAGACTCCTAGATTGACACCACCATCAAGCAAACCTTGAACGATTTTACCCATTGGAGTTTCCAAAATAGTAGCCTTGCCCACAACATCGTTACCCTTCCAATCAAGGGATTCAATCTTGTGGGAAACCTTATCTAGGTTAACAGTCGGTCCTTCAGGGTGATTTAACTCACCAACCGCTCGGCCTTTAGTTACTTGCTCTGAATTGTATTTGTTTAGAGCTTTCTCCATAACAGGCTTCGGATATATCCGACCGTTCCTATTCTTTGTTTCTGCTTGCATGAAGATACCTTCAATAGCATACTTTTTATTGCCCTTCTCGTCGGCCTCTGTAAGAACCTCGAGATGTTGTTCGGTATATTCTGCAATCAGTTTCATTTTTTCAATACCTTCAAAAATTCAGTCGCAGCCTTTTCTGCTTGGGCCTTCGACTTGTAAACGTCTAAACGGTCTCCGTCCACATAGGCAACGAAACCATTCCGTTCCTTGTAGACCATAATCTGGATACGGCCAATCTTCTTATTGACCACAACCTGACCTTCAGGTTTCCGTCCAGTTAATTCTCTTATTTGTCTAAACGTTTTCATTTTAGTTGATATTATTTATAACTTAATTATCCTCTAGATCAAGATTCCTCAGAATCCGGATCTCCTTCAGTATCGGCTTCCCATTCGAATCCTTCATCCTCGTCGGACTCATCTTCGTCTCCCACTGGCTCTTCAGCATCAGTATCGGGCTCTTGTATTCCTTCCTCATCTTCGATTTCATCCTCCAGATCCTCGTCTGTGATGTCATCTTCATCCTCTGGTTCTGCACCATTATAGATTTGGTCGGCCAGACGGACCTTCTCTTGGTCCAGAACATCCTGTACCTTAATGGTCATGACATCCGAAAAAATCTTATTAGCCTTATTATAATCTGCATCCAATGCTTGCTGGATGAGATCTTTTACTGCTTCACTCACTGTTCATCTCCTTGTACAGGTTTTAGCTCATAACGTTGTGAAGTCGGATCCTGAGGAGCTTCTTCTGGCTCTTCTTCTTGTTCTGGTTCCGCTTCTGTTTCACCATTCATTTGTTTATTCATATCTTCGATATCCTCATCAGAGAACATAAGCACATTTTTCTGTACCCACTCTTTAGAGAAATATTCACCTACATAATTCTGAACCCTGTCTAGACCTTCAAGTCTTTCACGTAGCATCTCCGCATCACGAAGTTCAGCAAAGTGGTTGTCTTTTACAAAGTCAACCGTAATATCATTTTTCCAGCTATCCCAATCCTCTTCGGTACAAACACCTTTCATTACAAGTTGTTTCTTTAGAATACCGTAGAAGAGATGGGCAAAGCGCATCCGAAGTCTATCAATAAACTTCTGGAACTTTAACTCGTCTCTGTTAATCTCTGTTGACCGACCTAGGATACCTTGGACAGTTTCTGTATCCAAACGAGAAATAGGCACGTTCAATGAACGATACATTTTCTTTTGGAAGTAAATAATGTCCTCAATTTGACCTAGGTTTTCACCTCCGGATAATGTACTGATTTCTGTACCACGACCACCCTCACGTCTTGGTAACCAGAAGTCCTCAAGCATAGATTGGTGTTTACGGTCATCACGAATCTCGCCAGTCTTAGCATCGTAAACAAGTTTGTTACGATAACGAGCCATGATGTCCTTCATGTACTGTTCAGCCTTACCACGTGGTAAGTTACCAACATCAATATAGAATATTCTGCGTTCCGGTGCACGAGCAAGACGGTAAATCACCAAGGCATCTTCCATCATCCGTAATTGGTTGATAGGTTTCAGAGCCTTGTGTAAGTGTGACACAATCTTCTTACGGTCCTCGGTAAGTAGACCAGATGTAACATAAGACACAGAGTCATTTGTCATCTTGATACCACTGGTTGATGACCCTGGCTTCTCTTGGAATATAAAGAACTCTTCTGTTTTCTCTACAACCTTTGCACCGGTAACTGGATCTTTTTTATACTTGACCTTCTTGACCTTGCGCATCTTAGCTGCATCAATAGGTCTAATTTCTTGAATACCCTCTTTTGGATTATCGTTGTTGAGTACCAAGTGATGATATAATCGGCCGTCAACATACCAACGACGGAAGATGTCGTGGCCAAGTTCTTTGAAGTTCAACATACTGTATATGTTGTCAAACTCTTCTTTAATAAGTTTTTTAATTTTATCTGGAGCTTCTACTTTGTCCAGATTAATATCCAAAGTCTGTTCTAGTTCACTGCCTGTAATGGCTTCATTAACAATATCTTCGATAGCGGCATCTACCTCAGGGTGCATTGCGTTGCCGCGGTATTTCATAACTAATTGGTAATTATCTTTGGAATCATCACCATCTAGATTCAGATATTGACCGTAGTGTGTACCAGAAGCTGTGGCGTAACTACCACCTTCATCGTCCCGTGGTGGAACAATGGATGGACGTTTTTCATCTGATTTATCTTTGGCCCTTTTGATTTCAAAACCAAAGAGTTTCAGACCTTCTTGTGAGCCTTCTGCCATAATCAGTCCCCGGTTAGAGTGAGGAAGGCCGAGCCTGTCCCGGCCTTCCTATTATTTATTTAAGTTGTAGTATTGGATTCCCAATACTGGAATGCCCATGTACAGGTGAATCTCTCAATGTTATCATTGTCACCGAATGACAGTGCGATAGGTGAAAGATCCTGTGGATATGCTCCACGGAAATTATATGTCTTAATAATATCCCCTTCACGATCCAATTGTTCAACTTTAAGGTCTGCTTCGTAAGCAACTGGAACCGCTAGACCGGTATTGGCATTGTGCCCATTGATACCATTCATCCAACGCTCAATTGCATCACGGATAGCAAAGTCCGTATCGTTGATAATTGTGGTTGTCCACTCGGCAAAGGTACGGTCACCAGCCATCTTTAACTGACGGCCTCGGAATGGTACCAAGATTTGTCCGAATGTTGAACCAGGCAGTTCAGCGGCCTCTACCAAGAACGATGTTAGTTCAGGGTCACCGTTGGCAAAGCCAGGGTAGTTAATTGTGACCTGAAACAGATTAGGACGAGCGCCCCCACCTCTTAGTTTAGCCTTAAAATCATCAACTCCTAAAATAGCCATTGTTTACCTCCTTACACCGTGCCTACGACTTCTTCGAAGTCAACACCGGTCCGAACAGCAACAAAGTTAAGAGTGACGTAGTTAATTGAACGAGCAGGCTTAATAAAGATATTAGCGATAAACTCGTTACGGTCAACTACAGCCGCTGTGTTATTTGTTTCGTCACAAACCACTTTAAAGTCTGTGATACCACGGCGACCTTTTACTTCACGAAGTACTGGTTCTACGATATTGACAAATTCTGCCCGAGTAAACTCATCGTTAAACTCGAACATAACTTGTTCAGCCGCTTTACCGATAGCACGTTCAAGCACCAAGAACAGGCGGCGAACGTTGATACGGTCAAATGCGGATGGACGACCAAGTTTTGTTTTGTCACCAAACAACAGCACTCCTTGACCTGGAATGTTTGCAATCGGGTTGACACCTGCTTTATACAGGGTATCACGTTGTGCCTTAGTCGGTGACCAAGTGATTGCAGTAATTCCAAGATACTGACCACGCCGTGTACCAGCAGGTGAGAACCATGGGGCACGATTAAGGTCAGTAGCGGCCATGATACCAGCAGTTGATGATGCAGCTGGAATCTGGATATACTGGTCATTGTACTTGTCATATACCTTAATGAAGTTACCGTCCATTACTAGGTATGATGAGTTAGTAAATGTATCAGCTGTTGTTGTGATGTTTGTTGTAATTGTTGCAGTGTTTGTCAGATTGATCACATCTGTACGTGCAGGTGATGCAGTAACAACACAGTCCTTACGAAGTGACTGAGCAGTTGAGATCAAGTCGTTAACAACAGTTGTTTGATCTACTCGAGTATTCATTGAAGGTGAAATCAAGAAGTCGATCTCTACAATGTCTTTGTCCTCGAACAGATCATAACCTGCAAGAATTTCTGTTGTTGTAAGTGCCTTAGAGTTAGCACCTTTTTCAAAGTCATAATCTGTTTGAGCAGATAGACCTGTATCAAAGTCATCACCGGAATCAACCAAACCGTTACCACGTGCTACACGGAAATCGGAATCCCAATCAACCATGTGCACATATTCGGAACGACCATTGATTATGTCCAGTGCATAGTTTGTTGTTCCATCGGCGTTCTTTGCATCAGTTGCGACAGAAACAAACGGATACCGTTCCAGAATGGTTCCCTTTGTGCCTGTAAGTTCACCCTGATGGTCTACAACAACCATGTGAATTTCGTCATTTGTTGCCGATTTCTTACTTGCGTAGTCGGATGTACCCGGTACGGCATCAAACTCTTTCTTATATGCCCAAGCATTAAATGCAGTTGTATCTGGTGGACATATAGATACTAGCAGTGAGTTACCAAGTTCCCCTGGATAACGTGCTATAAATGTGTGTGAATCAGAATCCAGAGCGCTTTGCTGTGCAGCAAAATCATCATCATTCTTCACAATCTCTGTAGGCAGTGTGCCATTAGAGTCAGTTGCAAGCTGACCTCGTATTGAACGAGCGTTCAGTGCATCCGAGGTTACCTCGCGGACAACCTGTAGTGAGCCAGAATAACGCAAGAAGTATGCAGCGCTGTGGAAGTCTATGGTATTTGCTGAGTCCGGTGAAGCAAAGGTGTTGACAAGAGAAGTCTCGTTGTCGATCAATACTCTTTGTTCAGCAGGTCCCCAACGAAAGTTCCCTACGATTGCGCCTGTAGTTGACTGAACGTTTGGAACGCCACCAGTCAGATCTATTTCTTTGACGACAACAGCTGGGGAAGCAGACGGTGTTGAAAGTGCCATTTTTATCTTCCTCTGTTAAAAAATTATGTGTTCCATAATACGGTTAGTCAACTTACCATTATTTATAATTTTATTACTTTACAAGGGCATGTCATCTGGATCCCATATAAACCGATTAGTGTCATCTCTAACATGCCAAGGATCGTCTTTATTTTCTATAGCCGCTATGGCATCGGACGCATCATCAATAAAACCAAATGGAACCATGTCATCTTCTATCTCACGCATCTTCTGCTCAAACATCATCTGCTTGAGGTTAATGTCTGTCATGTCGGCGAAATATTGTGTGGAAACAAAATAACCGAACATCACTAGATTCATCATAAGATCATCATGGTTACCGTCACTGGCCTCGAATGACTGTCCCTTTGCTTCAAAGGTAGATATCTCTAATATAGTCTGCTCATCAACAACTTTTAGTTTATTTGTTTCTAATATATCTTTGATAGCAGAACACCCAAGCCGTTTTGACCTACGTGTTATCTCAATACCGATTGCATTTGCTTTTACAGCAGATTCTACATGGACATTCTCATACTCTAAATCGTGATACAAACCGTTACACACAACACCACCTTGGTCATTGGACTCAACAACCACATATGCATTGTTGTACGGTTTTGCATACTTATAAATAACATTCGGGAAGAGTATTGGAGAGATAGTGTTATTGCGATATACAGCAACCTGTGCAAACGGGCGAACGCTAATATCGATCAAAGTAAATGTAGAGTAGTCCTGTCCTCTTCCCTTCGAAACATCAACGGTCATGATGTAGTCATGCCCTTTGATCGGTTCCTCATATACCTTTAACAAACCACCCTCAAGCATTTTCTTTGGTGGTTGTGCTCTTAAACCTAAAAGTGTTTCAGCATTAACAAGGGTATCCCCTGTGCCGAAAAATGTATTACCAAACTCTTGGTCAAACTGAAGCTGTGATGTGTTGGCAATGGTTTCCTCTTTCCACTGTTCATCACGCCCTGGTACGTCATTCCAATCCACACGGAATGATTTAAATTCGTTTATTCCTTGGACTGCGCCTTCCCAAATTTTGTGAAACTGGTTGCCAATTCCGTTAGCAGTAGAAGTAATGATAACCTTAGTCTCTTTACCGGCTGATACAACAGGATATGTTGAGGTATAAAATTCAGCAGCACGCTCAACAAAAGCGAACTCATCAAGGTAAAGAAGATTAACTGACATGCCACGAATGCTACTACCGGAAGTAGCAGCAGCGATGATACGACTGTTGTTACTGAATTCCAGAGAACCCTTATTGAGTGCTTTGGATCCAGGCTGAAGAAAGAACGGAGTGTTCTCCAGCATGAGAGTAATCCTTGAGAGCATTTCACGTGCGGTTGCTCCTTTGTTAGCCAAGATTGCAATTGTCTTTTCAGGATTAAATAGTGCGAACCAGAGTAGGTAGGCGCAGGCTGATATTGACTTGCCAGATTGACGACATGCGAGAACGACATTGAAACGATTTTCTCCAAAGTGTTTAAACATTTCCTTTTGATAAGGATATAATTTAAATGGTACCAGCCCCTGATCAAGTGCTATAACCTTGACGTACTTTTCAGCAAAGTACACAGGGTCATCCATACACCTTTTATATTCTTGTAATAGCTCTGGTGTCCACTGTTGTAGAACACCATCTCTCTTTACATTAGGATTCCCGAGGTATGACTCGTTCTGGTTCAACATCTATAACATCATCCTGTTCTTTCAGCATCTTTTGGATATCAGCAGTGGAACCCAAATAATAATTGTTCTGCTGATTTTCTACTTGTGCTGGTTTTTCCACTTCATCCATCTGTTTCTGCTTCTTATTGAGGTCCATCAACTTATCATTGACATCAGAAACATTTTTAATCATACCTGATAAAACTTCGTAGGCTCTAGGATGCTCTGATTCACGAGCAACCTCGATCATCATTTCCAGAGCATCCTTGCCTTTTTCTATTAACTCATAATATGTTTCACGTGAGTAATCGTAGTCATTACTTACATTATCTTTTTCAGTTTTAGCCATTTTAGTGTGCCTTAAATCCACTTGGTGGTGTGTAGGTTACATCGTTACCTACTTTAATTGTTACATCAATTGATCCACTTGAATCACCCGCACCATCATTAACGCCGTCTGGATGGAAACCGATTGACCAGAAATCACCTGTTCTGCTTCCTGATAGAGCAGCACCTGCGGTCAAGATTGTATGACCAACCCCACCGTTACCTGATGGCTGATTTGCACTATCATAGTTTGCAGGGTTCATATCAATCATCGTTGATGAATCTGTTGGATGACCCCACTCGCCGTTGAAGCCTACAAACACACGGCCCTCATTAGTGGCATTCACATTGTTATCATATGCAATCATGTAAATGTCACCTGCCTTGGTGTCAGAATCATCACTACCAGATGACCATTGATATGTACCATCCATTGCTAGTGAATGAACTTCACGGTCATTAAATTTAAAGAACATTGTGCGACCGATGTTTGTTTCATACGCACTGTTAAGATTCCAGTTTGTCGGACAGAATGTCATAATTTGACCAACCACACCTCCCCTTTGAGTAACACTATTAACGTGTATTTCAAAATAGTGCTTACCTTTTTTCAAAGGGGCAGACTGGATATGGTAATCAATACCAACTGTTGAACGACCTGCATATGTATCACTATCGTAGTCAAAGTCCATAACAACCTGACCATCACTGTCTACATCATGCGAATCTGGACCACCTATTTGGTATCCAGGGGGTAATGTTCTACCTGTAGGATCAAATGTAATCTGACGTGATAGGTTTGGATAGTTTTTATCCATGAGCCGAATTACATCTTGTGCACCAATATCAATGAATGATCCGCTGAATGCGTTTAGGTCAATGGTGTTACCTATCTTATCAGCGAAGTAAAACGCCATGGAAACTCTTTTTCCGTTTACTTTAAAATTTGACATTTATAACTCCTTAACTGACCGATAGTGTTGTAATAGTTATAAGATGATCTGAATCAATACCTGTAGCAGTTGTTACAGTATTCTTACCAGTCAAAGTGTAGTCAAGGACTGGATTAAGAAGCAGACCGTTCAGATAAACTTGTGTTACAGCAGAGTCAAACGATAGTGTGTTACCGTTATCATCAGCTCCTGTAAATGCAGTTTGACCAGAATCAGCAATGTAATCGAATCGGGTCAAGGTGATTGATGGGGTTGACTCTCTTGCTTGTACATATGCAGAATCAATCAGTTCTGTTCTGTATGCAGAGTCAATAAAGTCTTTAATGTAGTCTGAATCCGCAAAGTTCTTGACATAAGATGAATCAATGAGATTCTGTACCTTAGCCGAGTCAATTACGTTCCCTACTCTGTTATCAAGGTCAGTGAAGTTCGCGTCTAGTTCCGAAAACGTTAGCGCACTGCCTTTCGTGTTTCTAAGTGTTATAGCCATTTAGTTCTCCCTATGCGCTATCATCAAAGGCCAAATCAATTTCCGTATCGAAACCATAATCACTATCGGGCATACCGATAATAGTAGTCGGATTTGGTGTAACGGTAACAGTTTCCAACAACTTGTCGGAATCCTGTGATACACCAACATCCTGCAGATAAATGTCTGCAATAGATTTTCTAATTACTTCACCCTCGGTTATCGGTCCGTAGAATGATACTTTCATCTCAAATGAAAGTGTGTAAAGTATTGTCCGCCTCTGTTCCATGGCCGCTTCAAAGTCATCTGTGAATGAAACGCCGTTTATGATAATAGGAATATCCTCTTTGAAATCAGGATAATCATCCGGAAATGGCAGAATAGTTAATGTGTACTGTGGATTAAATGTCGGTAGTATTTGCTCCACAATCTGTAATGCATCATCCTGACTCTTTGCATATACATTCAAGTCGAATGTAATTGTATATGGTACAGGTGAGTAAAACTTCTGTCTTTGCTGAGGTGTTGAACCTCTAGCCTTAAAGTTGCTTAACTTTGTTAACTGACGAGTATTGTCATAAGTAAAGCTCGTAATTTCAAAAGACATCCGAGGTAGTTTAATTGCTACTTTTGTGTCTGTATCCAAGTCTGTGTTCTGGCGGATCCTTTCCAAGAACTTCTTACGAGGTGCATAAGATAACGGAACCTTTAACTGATTCAGAACACCACCCGATGAGTTTTTACGAATGACATATATGTTGTTAAACAAACGGCCAAACAGAGAAACCGATTTTCGGATCTTTTCATGATAGAAATATGTACCGAACATTATTGATTCTCCGGATCACCAAACGGGTTGTTTTCTGAGAAGTCCAAGAAATCATCAGACGTTGTACTAAATGTCTCGTTCTGTTCTGTTTCAGAAATTCTGTTATCTTCAGAGACACCCGTAATCATAAGACCGTTAATTGAACTGTTGGTAGTATTTATTAATGTCCCAGTTGTAAATGGTGGCAATACAGAATCCGCAACAAAAGTATGATACTTGCCGTCGTCAGCACCAACATGAGCTAAGTAATAATGTCTAGATGAATCTCCTGCAGAGTCCAATATAATCCTTTGTATTTCACCGGACATCTTTACGCCACTTGATAGAGTTTGTTCTACCGTGTCACCTATGGAATAATCACTGTCAACTGTATGACCACCTATGAACGTAACACCAATCTCTTGAGAGCTGTCATACCCTTCGCCCGAATCCGTGATAGTGATTTTTGAAATACCACCAAATGAATCAAGTACAGCAATACCCTTTGCTTGTTTGAAGTCAAAGGTTTCCCACAACATAGGAACCAAACCTTCATATGTCTCTTCTGCAGAGTCTGGCCGCCAGTTAGAAAACTGATTATTGTAAGTAGATTTATTACTATCTATTGTAAACTGGTAGTTGTCTATATTACCAACAAATGATTTGTTTATATCTGAATCTGTAACATATTGACCGCCGATATTCTCTTTATGTTCAGGCCCTGTATAACCAGAATCATATCCTAATCTGATAACACTACCTGAATCATACAAACTGATAGCATTCATCACATACGTTCCCGTATAGTTGCTATCAATTCCTATTCTAAGATTACCTTGCTGGTTGGCATTATTCTGATTTGTTTCAACTTTTATGAAGTGCCATTTATTTGCTTGAAGAAATAAATTTTGTGTTGTTAGTACTTGAACATTCTCTGTTTGTCCTGCTTGTCTGTCACTGGAGTCTACAACAAGTGATATAGCAAGGTTATTGTTATTATTGACATAAATTCTAAAATCTTCACTCCAAGCAAGTGTACAAGGTTGAAGGGAATCAAGATATATCCAGAATGACTGAGATACAAATTTAAAGATACCGACGCCGCTATCGGTTAACGGATCAAGTGTAGTAACATCGTTGCTATCATGTTTTAGAGAAACACCGCCAAACTGAAAGTTTGATGAGTCCAGTTCTCCACCGAACCGATCACTGTCATAATCTGGTGGATCAATTATAATAGTTGGGGCAGTTGTATAATACCTACCAGCATCTACTATTTCTATGGTGTCTACTTTAGCCATTATACATATCCGTTATTGACATATCCATGTCTTACATATCCGTTATCCAAATGAACCTTGGCTTTAGCTCTCTTAGGTGCATCAACAGAAATCTGATACTGGTATGTACCAGTCTGTTCAATGTCTTGAATACCATCAATGCTTGTATCAAAGTCCTCACCTGTGTACTCGAATAGAGTACAACGCATTTTATATACCGGTAAATTTTCTATCTGATAGAATGGTTGTTCGTGCTCTACATGCTGAATTTCAAACATCTTGTTTGTCAGTGGTATATAGATCAAGTCGCCTTCTGTAGGTCGGTCAGTTGCAATGTCATTGTCTGGTCTACGAACCTGTGCAGCAAACCGACTACGTGCAACAACCAATGTAACCTCATCACGAATCTCTACGCCGAACCGAGTAAATAGGTCACCCTCTCCGTCAAACCCATCCACATTCTCGATATACATTTCAATCTTGTGTGATGTTGGGAACCGAGATGTTACATCATCACCTAGCAGAGTGTCCTCATTAACCAAGTCCCTCGGTAGGTAATACAAATCTTGCCCATAGATCTTCAATGCCTCTATAACTAAGTCGCTATAGAGATCCATTTCGGATCTTACTTTTTCTGAAAAGTATAAGTTACGGGCCATTATATTATCCTATAAAGAAATCAGAAGGCATTTCCCACTCTTCTCGAATCGTCTGTCTCAACCTTTCTATCTCTGATGTACCGTCATCGTACAGTTGCCGCCCGTTAAATGTGACACCACCTGGCAACTGAACACCTTCAAACTTGATAAGGTTCTGTCCCCACTGCTGTTTAAACAAAGCTGTTGTGTATTCTTTGAGCCATAAATCGTTCCAAACTTGTGAGTGGGTGTCTGGATCAACAATGGTATAAACTTCTGCAATAACATACTCGCCGGCTTTAATATCTTTGTCTGCAAAGTCACCGAATATATGTAATCGGTCTTGATGTCTTGACCACTGAACCTGTGGTGTGCCGTTCAGTTTCATATCAAGCAATGATAGGTATTGTTGCATCTGCTCATAGTATGCAAGGTCACCTGCAAAGTTTTGCAAGTCAGCAATGTCATTTAACATCATCTGATACTTGATATCAAAGAAGTTAAATGACGAATTAAATGAAGATGCAACTGGAAATAATTTTGTTACTGTAATAACATCTGAGGATATAGGAATGTATCTGTTTGATACATCAGTTGCTGTAACTAGATGCTTCAGGTATGTGCGTACTGTTGCATCAGAATGATATTCTTGATAATACTGCAGCGCTTCATCTACACGGTCCTCCATCTGGTCCTCATCAATATTGATTTCCAGAACAGGGTCACCGAGACGGCGCTTGGCGTAGTCAATCAGGTCTTGTCTTGATGCTGGTACCGCCATAAATAGTCTCCAAAAACTATAAAAGATTTTGTTACTATTTATATAGTTTTATAATTCAAACTCTGCTGTTGCTCTTGTCTTGTTTTTCTAGTATTTGATAACTTAATTTTCTAATAAATCCAAATAGCGCTAATCCCAACAATTGAATTATTCCCTTCATAAATTCTAAAGAATGGGTTTCCACCAGCATAATCTTTATCATATGTGTGAATAGATGTTGTCTCAGCAGAAACGTTGGTTGAAGGAGGAGTTCCTCGACCACCTTGTATTTCCAAGTAAGTATTGCTTCCTGAATTAACAACATCCCCAGGACCATATACTGTTTTTACTTTTGTGATGTATGGATCAAGTATATCATCAATTAGTGTTGTGTCAGTTGAATGGGGAGAGTAGTCAAAGTATCCTGAACTTGCGCCAGAGTTATAGAAAGCGTAATAACCGTCTTTTGCTGTGTAGCTGCCAAAATTTCCTGTGCTTGTTCCGTCTGACCAAGAGTTGACATTAGTTTTTGTAAATCCGTTACCAGAAGTCAAATATGAATCTTTTGTAAGTGCATTTTTCCATGCTGGATAAGTTGAAGCAGGAGATAACGAACCACCAGTACCCCATGACATATATAGACCATATTCGGTGCCATCAAAATAAATTTCCCTTTGATCATCACCATATGTAACAGTGTATATTCCTGCAGAAGCGCTTCTATTGACAAGATCTGCTATAGTCTCATCCACGATGAAATTATAATTAATAGTCACAGCTTTTGAAACAAAGTTAATACCGTCAGACCATTTAAACGTATAGATGAAGTCGTTTGTATTTGAATCAGTAAGATCTCCGGCTGTAACTGAAGCACCAATACTATCTTGTGATTTTGGTGTGAATGTATATACAGATGAGTCACGAGCAATATCAACTAAGAATGCTGCGGAATCAGATACAAAACTTTGATGGAACAGATTGTTATCTGCATTGTCTGAATCACGAGCCTTTGCTGTGATAATCAAAGGTGTTGCCGAATCTGCAATAGTATAAGTACTTAATGGTTCGGAATCCCAATATGGTGTTGCATTTGCTAATGCAATGTTATACCAACCGGATCCATTACTGATATACAACCTTTGATTAATACTAACATACGCTTGGTCACCAGCGGTTAAGTTTGTTGACGGTAATGAATCCAAACTGCTGTATACATTTAGTCCAGCATCTTTAGCAATAATAGTTGTAGAGGCAGAATCTACACCACCTGCC